GACGACTTTGAAGTCCTGCATATTGAGGTCGCAGGGAGCGTAGCAATAGCTCCAGATAAGCCCATATATTTCAAGACCGATACTATATGTCGAGACGGCTCTGGCGTCTTTTCCCTCGAGCATAAGACTGGAAGTTACTTTAATACGAAGTGGGCTGCACAGTGGAGACAGAAGATGCAGGTCTCTGTTTACAGCCACGTTCTCTTCTGTTTATTCGAACCGGAAGAGGTCTACGGCGTGAAGATCAATGGGGTCTTCTTCGCTAATGCTCCTCGCGTTAAAGCTAACGGAGAGCCTTATGCAAACTCTCGAGATAACGAGTTCCACCGGGTTCCCGTTAGAAAGAACCTAGCTGCAATGCAAGCTTGGCTAGTTGAAGTCACTCGCTGGTATGATATGATACAGGATGACTTCAACCGCCTGGCTAGTGCCAAAGAAGAGGACGAGGTCCTAGAGGCTTTTCCTCGTAATACTGAGTCATGTACCCAGTATGGGCCTTGTCCTTTTCTTGACTATTGCAGTGTCTGGAACAATCCACTTCAGTATGCTGACAGCCCTCCGATAGGCTATCACGTTGAGCACTGGGATCCTCGTAAGATACCTGGTGTAAGGGAGACAGTAGAGCTATGAATGATGAACTTTATACTCAGAATGATGTATTGCTTAAGATATTCGATGCAATAAATCAACTATCCTTAGCTGTTAATGAGGCTGCTGTAACAATTTCTGATAGCTTGGATGAGGTAGAAGAAAGACTTAAAAGGATCAATGACTCTATCGAAGCTCACACAGAAGAGACTCGAATGATAGACACTAAGAATAGGACTAGAAACTAATGGCTAAGCGAAACTCTGTGACTATGTTAGCTGAGTCAGTAGAAGTCTCTAAAGGAATTGATGGTCTAGATATGGTCTTAATAAAGATAAAAAATCCATCTGAGGATGATCTTATAAGACTTATATCAGAGTGCAGTAGCATCCTTGAATGGAGACGTAATAGAAGTGAGTTACCAGAAGGAGCCAAGGAATGACTGAGAGTCCTAAGTTCCTCAAAGTCCAAGAGCGTGCGCTCAAGACCCGTGAACGATATGCAGAAAGTGCCAGTCAGTTCTCTAACTTCCTGGTCTACGGAGACTTTGGAACAGGTAAGACTCAGCTTATATCTACCTGTCCTAAGCCTATATTCATAGACTCTTTTGATCCAGGCGGAACTAAGACAGCCGCGCTTCAGCCTCTCATTGATAAGGGAGACATAATAGTTGATAACCGCTGGGAAGGAGACTCGTGGAAAGACCCTTACGCATTTGCTGAGTGGGAAAAGGAGATGCAAGACCGTCAGCGCGATGGCCTCTTTGACCATATTGGTACTTATGCTTTGGACTCCATCACTAAGTGGAGCGATAGTTTAATGTATGAGATCCTTCGCCGAGGGTCTGGAGGAAAGACTCGCAAGGGTTCCAATCCCCAGCTTCAGGATTATCTCGTTCAGCAACTCACAGCTGTAGACTGGCTAGGAGTTCTGATGGGCTATCCCTGCCATGTGTTTGTAACTGGACACATAGGTCTAATGAAGGATGATGTTAGCGGTAAGATGGAAACTGGGCTCCTGATGTATGGGAAGCTCAGCGAGAAAGTCCCTCTCGTCTTTGATGAGAAGTATGTGACGAGAGTCAAGTCGAGCTCTTCAGGTGTATCTTACGAACTCCTAACCCGCAATGACGGTTACTACAAAGCCGAAACAAGAATGGGTGGAGGAAAGTTTGACCCTGCAGAGACTCCTAACATCAAAGCCCTGCTTAGAAAAGCAGGCAGGCCGACAGATGACAGGCCTTCTATCTCTTAACCCTTTCGGCGTAGCCGTATGGATTAGTCAAGATCCTCATTTTTCTAATACTAATGCTAATGCTAATGCTAACTCTAACATGGAGAAAACTCCGATGAGCCTTTTAGGATTAAACCTTGATGATCGTGAAGAACTGAAAGTCCTGCCCGACAACCAGGAAGCAATGCTTCGAGTCAGCCGCGCCGATGTTACGCCGAACAGGAATGACGCCTCGCGGAACAACCTGGCCCTGGTCTTCGATTGTCCTGAGGATCCCCTCGTAGATGATATTCGAGTCTGGCTTCCGATTCCGAACGAAGATCTCAAGGCTGAAGACCCCAAGCGTTACACCAAGCAGCTCAACAGGATTGCCGGTTTCCTGGACGCAGTAGGTGTGAGCGGAGACAACCTGGACACTGATGACCTGCTCGGCAAAGAGTGCTGGGCACTGATCTCCGAGGACGAGTTCGATGGATCTCCTCAAAACGGAGTACGGCGCTTCATTGTCCGTAAGTAATTTAACATAAGATTTGAAATGGGAGGCGCGCTTTCATAGGCGTCTCTCTTTTTACTTACTCGTTTATGAAAGTTAACTTATGAGACTAACATTTGAAATTGAAGAAGAGGAACATAAGATACTTTGTAAGTACATACCACATGGTATGAGGAAGTACGCTTACCAAGCTCTTATAAAAGGCTTTACTAAAGAGTTATCGCAAGACCCCGGTCCTACTATGGAAGCTCTTCTAGGCCAGCGGATAAGGGCTGCTGACCTAGTGCAAAAGGGCGATGACACAACTCCCTAACAATTTGTTACGGAGAAGGAGCAGGCATGGCTGATCTTAAAAGCGAACAGTTTGGGATACTTCAAATGGACAGTACCAAACTGCTTGAACATATAATGGCTGTTCGGACGAGACGCAGGGATCGTTCTAAACCAGCAACTCCCAAAAGAGTAGCTAAGAAGAAGAACCCTCTAGGTAAAGTCTCTGATGAACAGATACGTAAACTACTGGAGATGACTAGTGAGTGACGTAGAGCTACTAAACATAGACCTACCTGATATAGACTTCGGGGATCGAGCTAGAAAGAATTATAAAGACTTGGATCTTTTGGCTAAAGACTTCAAAGAGAAAGGCGTAATTTCTCCTATTGCTGTTAAGCGCACATCAGAAGGCGAGAAACCTTTTCTTCTTCTAGCCGGTGGTCGCAGGTATTCTGCGGCTGTGTTTGGAGACTTTTCTTCTATTCCTGCCAGAGTCTACCCAGAAGACTTAAGTGAGCTAGACTATCGAGAGATAGAACTAATGGAAAACGTATCTCGGGCGGACTTAGATTGGAAGGAAGAAGTCTGGCTAACTGAGGAAATCCATCGCCTGAAGGTTGAGCAACATGGAGAAGCGGCAGGTCCAAGCGAAGGACACTCAGCCGCCGACACTGCTGACCTGATGGGAAAGAGTCCTATGAGTGTATCTCGAGACCGCCAGCTGGCCGCAGGCCTGGAGAAACATGGTGAAGTACTTGAGGATGCAAAGAACAGAAGCGAAGCTCTGCGGACTCTTAAACGACTAGAAAGAAAAGAACAAGAAGCAGTTGTATCTAAGAACATCCAGGCGGAAGTGCTAAAGGACCAAGGAGAATCTCTTAAGGGCGCTTTGGTAAACAGCTACATCCTCGGCGATTTCTTTGAGGGAATAAAAGGAGTTCCAGACTCTGCTGTCCATGCAGTTGAGATTGACCCTCCTTATGCTATAGACTTAAAGAACATCAAGTACGGTAAGAGGGACGATCTTGAAACTTACAATGAAGTAGATGAGAAGGACTACCCGGAGTTTTTAGAAAACCTGTTTCAAGAATGCTATAGAGTTATGTTCCCTTCCAGCTGGCTAATATGTTGGCACGCCATTCAGTACTATCCCCTTATCAAATCCCTTCTTGAAGAAGCTGGATTCTCTGTTGAGAAGATCCCTGCTGTGTGGACTAAGAATGGCCCTGGGCAAACTCATAACCCAGAGTCTCGCTTAGGTTCTACCTACGAACCTTTTATTTATGCCAAGAAAGGAAACCCTGTTATCTACCAAGCTGGCCGCTCTAATGTCTTTAATTTCAAGACTATCCACAGCGAACATAAAGTACACCCAACAGAGCGTCCCATTGAGATGATAACTGAAGTGCTTAAAACATTCTGTTCTCCTGGCCAGCGAGTCTTAGTTCCCTTTCTAGGAAGCGGGAACACTTTACTTGCCGCCAGCAACTACGGAATGACGGGCTTTGGTTTTGATCTAAGTGAGGAATACCGAAACTCTTTTATGGCTAAAGTACAAAACGGAGAACCTAATAACTACTATAGCTACTCTTCTTAGGAAAGGACTATCATGAGTCTAGCACCTTACTCTTCTGGTAATCCAGAGACAGCCAAGTACGTCATCATTGGCGAAGCTCCTGGAGCAGAAGAAGAACAAAGGGGCGGAGCTTTTATCGGAGCAGCTGGAAGGCTATTGGACGATCTTCTTAGAAACGCAGGTATTGCGAGGGACGAAGTCTACTTCGACAATGTGTTTCAGTTCAGGCCTACTGGTAATGACTTGTCTCCATATATAAAGTTCGCAAAGACAGTAACTGAGACCGATCAATTCATACAGGCCCAATCAGCACTAGCTGCGAGACTGGACGTAACTAGAGCTAATGTCATTATAACTATGGGGAATGTTCCTACTTACGCTTTAACAGGGCTTACTCCTATAACTAAACAAAGAGGTAGTGTTGTATTATCAACTCTTCTAAAGTATCGAAAGGTTATTCCTTGTATTCATCCAGCTGCTGCTTTAAGAGAGTACCTAGCTCGATATAATATAGTTAATGATCTAAGAAGGGCCAAAGATCAAGCTGGATTCCCTGAAGTAAAACACCTGACCAGAGACCTTATCCTAAACCCTTCGTTTGCAGATACTATGAGTTTTCTAGATACTTGTAATAAGGCAAAGGAGGTAGCTTACGACATTGAGATTCGAGGTCAGGAACTGAGCCACATAGCTTTCGCTATAAACCCTAGTGTCGCTATATGTATTCCCTTCGTTGAGGGTATGAAAGACTACTGGGCTCCAGACCAAGAAGCGTCTGTCATGTTGAAGATCGCTGAAGTCCTTGAGAACCCGGAGGTCGCTAAGATAGGCCAGAACCTTTCTTTCGATGCTACTTTTATGTACTACAAATACGGGATTCATGTAGCTCCCCTACAAGACACTATGATCGCTGCAGGAATTTTATTCCCAGACTTTCCCAAAGGTCTGGACTTTCTTGTGTCTCTCTACTGTGATGGAGAGCCTTACTACAAGGATGATGGAAAGGAATGGTTCAAGAATCCTTTTGCCTCTGAGGAAATCTTCCGAAGATACAACGCTATGGACGCTGCAGTGCTTATGGAGATCTACCCGAAGCAGGTTAAAGAACTTGAGCGCATGGGGAATAAGATTACTTACGACCGTCAGAAGTCTCTTCTTCACCCTCTTGTGTATGCTGGCAACAAAGGTATCCGTATGGACACAGAAGGGATGGTAAAAGCTGGCGAAGGCTGCAACGAAAGAATAGATGGCTTGACTAGAGAGCTGGCTGAAGCATCTGGACGAACGGACCTTAATCCTAATTCCCCAAAACAACTAAAGGAATACTTCTATGTAGATAAGGGAATCAAACCTTACACTAGAAAGGGCTCGATATCTGTAGACGACAAGGCTCTTAAACGCCTGGCTATGAACGGACATCAAGAGGCTGATATCATACTGAAACTAAGGCACGAGAGAAAGATGCTCGGGACTTATTACAATATGAAGTTAGACGAAGATGGCAGGATGCGTTGTAGTTTCAACCCAGTAGGAACTGAGCAAGGACGTATATCTAGCTCGAAGACTATAAGGGGAACTGGGGCGAATCTGCAGAATCAGCCGCCGGAAACTCAGGCCATGATGCTTGCGGATCCTGGATGCCTCCTGATAAATCAAGACCTAGGCCAGGCCGAGAATCGTGTGGTCGCTTATATCGCTGGCGAACACCGAATGATTAATGCTTTTGAAAAAGGTATAGACATTCATAAGCAAACAGGATCCTTAATATCTGAAGTGCCTATAGAAGAAGTAACTGACGACCAAAGGTCTGATGGAAAGAAAGCGAACCATGGTCTTAACTATGACTTAGGATACAAGTCCTTTGCTTTGATCTATCAGATGCCTGAGAAGCAAGCGAAATTTATTGTTGACAGGTATCACTCTGTTTATCCTGGAGTACGTCAATGGCACAACTCTGTGAGAGAAGAACTCAGCCGACAAGCTAGAACCCTCGTGAACTGCTATGGAAGGAAGCGGGTGTTCCTGGACCGTTGGGGACATGAGCTATTCAAGGTAGCGTATAGCTACTGTCCTCAATCTACAGTGGCCGAGAAGATGAACCAAGATGGCGTCTTATTTATATATGATCGACAAGACTTATTTCCAGAAGTGCAATTCCTTAACACCATTCATGACTCTATACGCTACCAGGTTCCTTTGTCTGTGGGCTATGAGAGAATCATAGAAGTCATAAAGGCTGTTAAGGCTAGTCTCGAAAAGCCTATTACCTGGAGGGGACAGTCTTTCTCTATTCCGGCTGACACAGAACTGGGCTTTAGTTATGACAAGAAAACTATGGTCGAATGGAAAGCCCATTATGTAGACAATACTCATGACGATAAGTTGGCCGAGGAGCTGGAAATTTATGTCAGGGAGCAGGCGGCTTGATGACTGGATTGAGGCCTTTGTCAGATATACTGATAATACAGAGCCTCCAGAAAGCTATCGTAGATGGGTGGCGATATCTACAATGGCTAGCGCTCTTCAAAGAAAGTGTAAGCTTGAGTGGGGGAGCGAAGTATTTTTTCCTAATATGTATATAGTTCTTGTAGGCCCTCCTGCGGCTAGGAAGGGAACTGCGATGAGGACTGGTAAAGACTTACTAGACCAGATTGGAATAGCGGTATCTGCAGATGAGAGCTCTAGACAAAAGCTCGTCAAGAGCCTTCAAGAAATGGGAGTCGCTGACCAAGATGATCTAGGAAGAATAAACTTTCATTCTAGTATGACTTTGTATTCTAGCGAGCTAACGGTCTTTCTGGGATACGGAGCTAAAGAGTTACTAGCAATGCTCTGTAAATGGTATGACTGTGAGCCGCGCTATGTCTATGACACTATACAAAGAGGTAAGGAGGAAGTTCCAAATGTTTGGTGTAACCTTATGGGGGCGACAACGCCAGGGCAGCTTCAAGCGTCACTTCCCGAAGATGCTGTTGGCTCTGGGTTTACTAGCCGTGTTGTCTTTGTTTATGAGCAGAATAAAGGCAAGCTTGTTCGGAAGCCCACACTCGAAGAAGAGCTCTTGGAACCGCTACTCCACGACCTCGGAAGAGTTAGGAACCTAAGTGGAGAATTTTTTGTGCAAGAAGATGCTGAGAATATTTACTATAACTGGTATGAGCGTAGCGAAGAGGAATCAATATTCACTGACTACCGTATGGAGTATTATGTACAGCGAAGACCTACTCACTTATTCAAACTTAGTATGATAATATCAGCAGCTCGCGGAGATGATAAAGTAATAACTCCTATAGACATAAGCGAAGCTATAAGAGTACTAGAAGGCGCAGAAAAGAATATGTCTCAGGTATTCGCTGGTGTGGGTGCGAATCCTCTAGCGGGTATCCAGTTCCGTATACTGAACATAGTTAGAGAACTAGGACCCACCGAGACAGCTGTTGTTGCAGAGGCTTTACAAAGTGATGCTAGCTTTAGTCAGTTCGGGGAAGCTATACAATCCCTGGAACAGATGGGGCATATAAAGATAGACATCATTAAGAAGCTTATAATACCAGTATAAGGGGAGATAAAATGGAACCTGAAAGATTTAGTAGAGAAGAAGCTGTTGAAATATTCGACAAGACAATAGAAGATGCAGCTTGGGGAATAACTAAAGAGCTGTGGCCTTCTTTGTTAGGAGCTATAGAAGTACTAGTTCCAGAAAGTAAATTCTCTAGGAGCTCTCAAGATGCAGAATGATGACTATAAGAAGAGAGAAAAAGCTAACCGCTATGGCATCCTGCACCTAGTCGATGACAAGGATTTTATAACCTTCATCACCGACCTAGTACAAGAGCGTCCACATAAAGTAAAGAATGATCTAATTATAGCTGTCAATAGGACCAAAGAAAAGGCCTAGGGGCATGGAAGTTATCTTCGCTCTGTATATCATCTAGGTGAAGAAACCTCTTGTCCCCAGTTTGGGAAACCCCTATACCGGTAAATCCAAGACTGGTAGCTAGAGCAAGGACCGCATAAGCGTCCTCTCCTCTGATAGCTATGTCAACGGCTCTACCAGTGGAATGAGCACCGGGTCTGGGGTTTCCCTCTGGGTCTTTCTTCTTAGCTTCCACACTATGCTTTGGGGAACGATACCCTGAAGTTATTATAAGACCCCTTCCGTATTCTGTTCTCAGTTCTTGTAAGCGGTCCATAGTGTCTTCATTTAAAGCACACTCACCTGTCTCTCTGCAAGCCATTTCATTAAAGCTAAAGTTAGGCCACCTGTTAGAAGGCCATGTCTCTTTATTATACATTTCTTAATCTCTTGGTTTTTGTACTGAAGGAAGGGTAGGAGCGTACAACTCAGCTGGTGCCTTATACTTAGGCTTACGAGGAAAGAACTTCGCTAACTTTTCGTCTGTCCTGGCTCTTTCTTCAAGCATCTTCATAAACTCTCTTCCGAACTTTCGCTTCTTGTAAGTCTGTCCTCTGAATATTCTTCGTTCATCTAGCATCCTTAATTTAAAGCCAGCAAGCTCACTGCCTACCTGATAAAGCGTTGCGGTCTCTCCTTTAGCCTGTGCTTCCAAAAGCCTAGTGAGTTTTCCAAAAGGAGGAAACGCTTTTCCGATAGCCCACTCTGTTTGTTTAGATGGCTGAGACTCTTCAGGCAACCAAGGAAATAAAGAGATAGGATCTTCTCCTT